ATAAAATTTTATACGTTCTTTACAGGAATAAAAAAAGAGGGTAGCCATTTCTGACCACCCAAAATTTTACAAAAATAATTTCACAAGTTTTTTCTTATTTTCCTTTATAGTTTCATCGCTTTCCTCAAACACTCCGAATCTGTCGAATCCGACAGTTATCATTAAAGCGATAAAGTTTGTGCTTATCAAAAGTATTAAATCTTCTGTCTTCGACTTCTCTTCTATATAATTAAATACTTCTTTGTTGCTTTCGTTCTTCAATTTACTCTGCAACAAGTTTAAATTCTGCCTTCTTTGATAGCCTCTTAATTCCAATATAATTACTGAATTTAAAAATATCAGTGCAAACATTACGATTGCAAACTTCCTACTTCTGTGATATATCTTCATCTTTACCATCCCTCTTCTTGACAAACCCCAGCTTTTCCAGTAAAAGTTCCAAAAATCCAGTGCTTATACCATATCTTTTCTGATTTACTGTTTCTAGCAGAGCTTCTCCGAAAAATCCCAAGACAGGACTCCACGGATACAGAAACCCGGCTTTAAAATGTCCTACGACCTTGTTCAGAGATAGAGCAATAGCCATTGTCATTCCAGCAACGGCTATTCTTTTTATGTACGGTTTCACTGGCTGGTTATCTATCATTTTCTGTGCAACCACGCCAAAGAGTACACCGCTGAAAAACAGTATGAGGAAAAGTCCGTGATTGTCTATTATTACTTTTAAATCCTCTATCATTGATTATGCTCCTTATATTCCTACTGCTGTTTTTTCTTCTCCAAGTATTTTATGTATTATTTCATCTACATTTACACTTTTTTCAAGTGCTTCAGCACCTTTTAACAATAAATCCTCAGTGAATCTCTCAATATCATCAGGAATGTATGGGTTGTTTATCTCCTGTGCCTTTTTTACAAATTCCTTAAACTTTCCAAAAAAGTTGTTTTTAACAGCTTCCAATTTTTCTATTCCTTTTTTAGCTCCAAAGATTATCTCCTTTTCCAGTATTTCTTTTCTAGTGAAATCCACTAACATCCCTATCAAAATTACTTGTAATTGTTTATTCATTTTATCTCTCCCTTTTCTTATTTTATTATTTTAATTTTAAGCTAACTAACAAGCCCTACAATCAGTTTTACCTTGCTAACTAACCATTTATACCAAAATTATTTTTAACGCTTGTATTAGGCTTGTATTCAAGCCATTTGTACATTACTCTAGTTCAAAATGTGGAGTATCTTTCTTTTTCCAGTTTCCTCCCCATCCGATATTAATGTTTTTGGATTTTGCAACTGCCAAGATATGATCTGCAACATCTTTCAATCTTTTAACATCGTAACCTTCCTGTTCTGAAAATTTTCGATAACTTCCGTTTTCATAAACTCCTGTTAAAAATATATCAACTGCATATCCAAATCCATCACTTTTAATTTGATGATTAGATTTTGAAGTAACACCATTGGCATATGTTACAATTTTCCCTGGTTTAGTTCTTCCTAACGCAAATAATGCTTTTTGTTCTTCTGTTGTTCTTGCTCCACTCGTAATTCTAAAATCATACGGACTGTTTTCAATTGCAGTTTTCATAACTTCAACAAGTTTCGGATGTACTTTTTCCATTTTATCCAAACTTGATTGAGTAAAAGAATATTTCTTATTTTCAGTATCTACATTTTCCTTATCCCAGTCTTTCAAATATTTCTCCTTTCTCTGAACCCTGTTTAGCCAACCTGTCAAAAATCTTTCTTGCGTTCTATCAGCTTCAACTTTTCCTTTGTAATAAATTTTCTGCAAGTTATGATAAACTTCCAAAAATTTTTCAGGATCTGCTGCATTCAATGCTTCCAATGTTTTGTTTCCAATTATTCCGTCTACATCAAGATTTGCATTTGTCAATTGATTTATGGCAATCTGTGCGTTTTTTGTTCCATTTCTGCCGCTATTTACAGCCCAGTCGCATATAGATAGTGCCACTTTATCATTCACAACTTTATCCAGCTTGTTTCCCAAGTAATATTTTTTCAGATATATATTTTTTGCAAAATCTATTGTTAAATCTTGCATATCTCCCTTATATCCAAAGTCTCTTGCTTCTTCTTCGATAATTCCATACTTAGTTTTTCCACCTTTGTCGTGCTTATCATTTGAATATCCGCCTTCAACTTTCAGCAGATAATCGAATATTTTCTCAAATCGGTCCATTTACACCACTTCCTTTTCTTTTATTAATTCCATATTTTTTAAATACTTATACAACTTTGCAGGGCTGAACTCACTAGCCTTTAATTTCTTTAAATTATATGTTAGACTTTCGTCCAATCCCTTGTTAATTAGATGTATGCACAATTCTGAACAAAAATATTTATCCTTATGCTCAATTCCCAATTTCAACAACTGACTGAAAAATATAGCTCCGTAGTCGTAGCCTTTACCTTTAAGCTTCATAAACTCTTTTAACACAACTGGCACTTCAATATGATTATTTAATTCAAAAATATCCATATTACCTTTATAAATAAAAGGTTTTATACGTACACCACCAGGATTTGATAAATACACATAATCATTATAGACGAATTCACAATGCGAGTATTTTCCTAACGTTCTTAATGTTATCAAAAAGCCTATAATGCTTTTTGGCTTATGGAAACATATATATAGCTTGTCTTTTTCTAACTGCATAAAAACACCTCCTATCCTTGCTTTATTTCACTTTCAAACAATTTGTTATATTCAACTTCAGCATTAAATGTTTTCAGCTCCTCAACTGTCTTGCTCTCCAAACTGTGCGACAATGTTGTCTCGGCAACCATTGAGGTAGTCGTGTGCTTTCTCATTATCTCACTCATTTCAATAAATTTCTGAACGCTTACATTTACATACTTTTCAGAGCCGTCCTCGGTATAGAACTTCCAGTTGCTGTACTCTGCATTCATCAAATCAGCCATAACTTGAGTGAAGTCCAGCTTCTGACCCTTAGCAATTTTTCCCATAAGCCCAAGAACGAATTTCAGAACTAGGCTGAATAAAATCTTAGTTATATTGGACTGGTCTATCGTCCTGTTATGTTGTAAATACTTAGTTCCCTTTACTTCAAACTCAAAGGGCTTCTTTTCCCTTTCAAGCCTTAACTGGTATAATTCTTCTTTCAGTTTTTCAATTTTTCCTTCTTTTCTGTACTTTATTTGATTGTCTTCGATGTACTCGAATTCAGATAGTTCAACTGCCTTGATTTTTCCGTCCTCAATTAATTCATTTTCAGCAAGATTGTATTTTCCAGCCTTGTAAAGTTCCTCTTTTGTTGCCTCCCTTAGATTTCCATTTTCGAGAACTGGATTTTGATATTCCAATTCATTCCAGATGTGCTTTTCCGAATCCCAGTCTGGATAAAATAAATTCGGCTCTTTTTTAAAATCTTCCAGATTGGTAATAATAGGTCTCGCTATTACTTCAAGACTTTTTTTATCATAAATTACAACATTCATCTTTGTTTTCCTTTCTATTGGTTATTTTGCTAAAAAACTGACATTGAAATATAAGTAGCCTGATAACTTGATGTTTGACATCAGAATTACACGTCCATCAGTTTCTACGTTGAACACACAAGCCTGTCCTGCACCTGTGTTTCCTGAAAAGCTTGTACGATTTCTGGGTCTGAAACCGTCTGGCAGTGTTAAGATTACATTGCCCTCGGTTCTCCCATTTAGCCTTTGGTTATCGTCTATGTTCAAGAAGACTATTCCAGCCTTCTTGTATAATGTTGCAGAAGAAAAGCCAGCAATCTGACTTGCATTTAAAGTTCCTGGTATAACTTCGTATAAATTTTCTAATTTGTCTGAAAGTGGCTTGTTGGAGATAGCTCTGAATTTTGAGCTTTCGTTATAAGTCAGGTTAGTATTTTCTATACACTCGTAATAAAATTTAGTCACGCTATCAAAATAAAATTTCCCTTTAACTTTGTTACCAGTATCCTGTATGTTTCCGCCAAATTCTAGTCCAATTATTTTTGCTAATGCCTGTATTTCCAAATATTTTCTGTCTGCCGACTCTCTTGTTAAATATGTTAGCGAATTGTCTATCGTTACATTTATAGTTGCAGCCTGGTCTATTACAATGATACATTTTTCAATAATATCAATTGCATTTTTCCCATTGTAAACTGGGATATAGTCACCATCCGTCCCTTTATTGTATGCATATAAAATTTCTGTTCCTGAATCATCTTGGGCATATATTCCCATTTCAGAAATTTTATAAGAGTTTGCTATCGCACTTGCTCCACTTCCAGTTTTGTTGGAAACGACAAATGTAAATTCGACGTTTCCGTTATCTTTTCTCTCGTAAGAATTTATCGGAAATTCGTTTCTCTTGTCAATCAAATCTGTTAGTTCTCTATCATTTCCTGTATTGTATCCTGCTCCAATCTTGAATTTTGTAACATTTATTTTGGTTTCGTTATTTACGGCTCTTGCTATAAGCTCTCTCCCCTTGTTTGTTATTTCCCATCCAATATAATTAGCCATTTCATCCTCCTATCTTATTCCTAAATTATTTTCTTTTACTACTACATTTACAATTCCTTGATTTAATTTTTGCTCCATCCAAGGAAGCTCAAAATCCCTCTCGTTCAGAATGTTAATTATTTGTTTTTCATAAAAAATTCCTACATATTTACCCAAATTTGAGTTTCTTTCAAACGTCAATACTTCCAGCCAGCTACGTTCGTTCTTGTATTCGTTTACAACATCAAGAACTTTCAGATAATCCTTTTCATTCTTTAAATCACCTAAAGTAGATATTTTGAAATATCCTGGTCTGCCTCCATATTCAAACCATTCCTTTATTTTGGCATTTCTGAAGAGGATTTTGCAGATTGCTCTTACGCTTCCTAAAGTCCCTTTATTAAAATGTGCTACGACTGCCATCTTTACAAGTTTCCTTTTATTCTCAATAGTGGTGTTTTCTCCAACATAGTCAACATGATATTCCCACAATAAATAATCAATTTCCGTTTCACTTAATTTATCAATATCAA